CTCAAAACACCAGCAGTGTCAGATTGCTGAACGCCAGTTATTTTAGCCGCAGTATAACCAGACGAACCACCGACAGCCAAGCTCTCAGCACTCGCATCCCAGAAGAACTTTGGTGTCGTGCCTGTGTCCTCGTAGAAGCTGATGTCGCCGTTGTTGTTAACCAGCAGCTTTTCTTGCCAAGTAATAGCTGTGTCTGCCGTCCCGCTTGGAGCCGAGCGAACTCGAAACACTTGATTGCCACGAACTGCTGCAAGAGCCACAGCGGCGTTAGTTGTCTTATACTTCCAAGCCCCATCAAAGTAAGCATTGTCTGTTGCAGCAAAAGTATTGTTTGCAGCTTGAACGCCAACAATACCGCCAAGATTTACCCTTGCATTTGAACCATCCACAGTCAGCCCATCGCTGGTGATAGTCCCTGTGATGTCTACACCTGTGCTGGTGGTGGTCAGGACAGCAGCCGTATCGTGTTTTAATATGACCGTTCCACCCGTGCCTCCATCAACCATTTTGATAAACTCGTTACCATCAGGGTCTTGCAGTAGGATATTTGCGCCTTGGATATGAAGGTTGTTGCCGCCCGTGCTATTAACCTCTCGAATATAGCTATCAGACCCATCATGGTAAATCTGTAGGTCAGACCCAGCGCAGAATTTGGCTTTGTCGTTGTCACCGAAGGTAAAGTCGGCAGATGTAGAACCGCCGTCCATCGTGACTGTCCCGGTCACATCCACACCCGTGGCAGTCGTCGCCAGCTTTGCGCTATCTGCGTAGGACAACGTACCAGCAGCGGTCTTACCGCCAATCGCATTTACAACCGTGTCAAGCGTATCAAGATCAGTGTTGATCTTTTCGCCCCAAGTATCCTCAGATGCACCGATTTCTGGCTTCGTTAAGCCATATGCTGTGGTTACTGTATCAGACATAATATTCTCCTATGCGGCGTTAGCCTGTACGGCGTCAGCTTTATGCGGCGTCAGCCCAAGTTTCGCTTGAAGCCGAGGCGGGTGTCCAGTCCGTTGATGTGGGGGGAACAGCCGACCAGCTTTCTGGCGTGCTGCCCGCATCTTGCCACACTTTGCTTGACGGATCAACACCAGTCCAAACTTCAGGTGTGTCAGGGATCGGCTCCCACTTCTTAACAGCATTGCACGTCGCACTCAAAAGAGTGCCAATCAAAGCACCGCTTGACTGAACGCGGTTGCACGTTGCTACAGATGTTAGAACGCAGGCAATGTCAGCGCTGCTAATGTAAATCGCCTCAGCGTTGGCCGACGTGCTGCACGCAGCAGATGTTGCAGCCGAAGTCGGCCTCACGCGAACCATGTCGGCGCTGGTGGTTGACGCAGCGGCAATTGAGCCATCTGCCGTGCGAACACGATTACAATTAGCTGACGTAGTTGAGGCGCAGGTTGATGCTGCATCGCTCTCACGCACGCGCTGGGCGGCGGAAGTCGTCGTTGTGGATGTCGTGCTGGATGCAGACGCTTCACGCACTCTAACGGCCTCTGACGAGGTCGTAGACACGCTCACAACGATAGATGCGTCTAACCTAACACGAACCGAAGCCGCAGCAGTCGTTGTCGTGACAATAATCGTGCCAGCGCCGTCAGTGACAAAGCCATCAAGCCCGTAGTTATACGAGCCGTATGTAGCCCTGCCGTAGCCAGAACGATACTCAGCCATTAGTCAAGCGTAACGTCGAGATCACCCGCCGGGAGCCTAAACACATCACCCGTGTCAATCGCCTTGCTTGTGGTCAGCGCCGCGTAAGCAATCAAGTTGCCGCCAGAGGCCGCGTCAAACACGCCAACGTCAGTCACAGTGCCATAACCAGCCGTGGCAACTGGCCACTCAATCGCAGCAGTGTTCGAGGCAGTGTTGCCGGAAACGGAAAACGTAACAGCCTGACGCGCATAACCGCCGCCAGTGACTTCAGTTCCGCCACCGGGATCAGATGGCGATGCAGTGTAAAGTGCAATATGCCACTCAGTCGGGCGGGTTGCTGCGCTGTTCGTGAAAACCCAAGTTAAAACTGTGGTCTCGAATGTGTTTGAAAAACTCATGTTAGTAAGCCCTTATTTTCATGCGACGGCCTGATCCGCCAAATTTAGCTCTTTCGCTCTCTGCATTTATAGCATTGATCGCGTTTTGATACAAAGCCGCCCAAATTTGCAGGCGCGCATCATCCTTCAAGTAAGGCGCGGAATGCACAAGCGAGCCATACAGGTATGCGTCAGGATAATGTTCGAGCAACCAGTTGCTTGTGTTGCTGTCACTCAACGCAGGCAATTCAGATATGTAATACAGCTCGGCAGTGTAAGTTCCAGCAGGCGCAGGGAAGATTTCAATCTCACCAGCAGTAATCGCATAGTAGGCTGGCTCGCCGCTGGTATTAGCTCTCTGGTACTTGCGGTCAAGTAACTGAAACTGGCTAATTAATTCAAGCGGGCGTGACTCGCCTGACGTAATGTAAAACCGAATGGCCTCAAGGAAGTCAGCAGGAATTGCGCTGTACTGCGTGTCAAGCTCCGCAGTGCTGCGCTTCTCTTGCCGCCAGTGACGAACGTCGCGGGACAAGTTTGATTCAGCCAGCGAAATAAATTCAGGAGCTTTTGCGTCCAAGTCATCACGGTTGAGAAAGTCCGTGATGTTAGATTGCAGCTCTGCGTAAGTTGTGATTGCCATTACTGTAACAGTCCTTGCCGTTGTTGCTCTTCATTAGCACGTTTTTGCATTTCTTGTAAGGCTAGTAAGCCTGCGGGGGCCATAGCGCCGCTGAAGAGCAATTTTTGCATTTGTCTAATTTTTTCAGCGCGGGTCATTCCGGGAATTTCGTCATTATATTCAATAATTTCCGGCACGCCTTGCCGCTTTAACTTCTCAATAGCAGCTGTATTACCTTGAGGAACCAAGGCCGCATCAAAATCACGCAACTGAGCAACTGACCGTGGTTTGGCCTCAAAATACTCTGTCGGCATGCCCTTTACTTCTTTTTTAAAGCCAGCCAACACATCTTTGGCAGCAGAAATCGCCTCCGGAGTTGCGTCTGCATAACTTACATTTTTGCCTCTGGCCAAATCTACAAGAAAATCCTGCGTTAAAGTATGACGGCCACCAAAGTGCTTTTGGGCCAAATCCTCAATAGCATAATAAACGTCACTATTAAAAGATTCCTTAATATCGGCCATGTCATTATCAAGTGGGCGCAACAAGTCCCTGCTGGCCTTAATCTCATCAAGGTCTTTAAACTTATCAGATGAAATAGCCCGAAGAGCGCCACCGCTAGATGTATTTTCCGAACCAGCCTCAAATGCTTTGGCTTTATTCATCCGCCTGTAAGCCTCTTCAATGGTATAAGGCTTTGGCTTTACCCTTTGGCCAGAAGGCGTGTAAGGCTCTTCTGGATGAATCATGCGTTGAACTTCGCCATAGTCTGCCAAGCCGCCGTAGGGAGCAAGTGCAGTCTCACTGTCATACAGAGCCTCACCAGACTTTCGTTGGACCTCATTCACATAGTCACGAAATTGGTCAAAGTCTTTAGGGTCAGCAATTTTGTTTGCCTTGCCAAATTGAGCAACGCGCATCATATAGTCTTGATCGTCAAAACCGCTTGTGCTGTCCATCCAGTTGCTACCCATATGCCCAAAGTCAGGGTCACTCCTAAAAGCGGCTCTAGTTGCGTCCTCGTCTACAAAATCAATAAAGCCTTTATTCTGCCTGCCAGTGTAAGCATCGTTTGGCCAAACAGGTAAGTCACGACTAGGGGCAATCTTGTTTGGGGCAAGCAAGAGGCTAATGTCCCCATACTCTTCAAGAGGGAAGTTTGCGTTTGATATGGCCAAAGATGGCATGGGTATGCCGCCAATCTCTGCCGCCGCCATCACGCCCTTTGTGTCAATGTTGTGATGAGCTATAAGTGGCGCGTCTTCTTTTGTTAATGCCTTCGGCTTCAACCGCACATTACCCAACAGCGAACCCATCGCATTGGGGTCAACCTCAACACGCTTGGCCGTATCAAGTAAACCACGCGCACCAGACTTAACAGCCTTCGCAGCTGCGTCACCAATGCCGGGGAACAAACCCAACACAGCAGCACCGCCAAGCGCGCCAACTAAAGCCCAATTCGGGTTTTCAGATGTAGCCTCATCGTA